TGATCTTCTGCAAGAGCGTCATTCCGCCGACCCTCCACGCAGGCCGAACAGCTTGGCCCGAGCCTCGGCGACCCACACCAAAAAACCTTTCTCCCGCATGCTCGCCATCCAGCGCATATAAGCGCCCAACACCCACCACGCCGGCAAGCCAGCCAGAAGCATGCAAGGCCCGAGCACGTAGAACATGGCCAACAGCCCTTCCTCGCCCGTGCCGCTGCGCTTGGCCACCCAATGCGCGGCATCGATAAGCGACGGCCGCCAGGAAATGACAGCGATGGCCAGCATCGGCCCGAAGATGAACGAACTGAACACGGTGCAGACGGTGCGCGCCACGAACTCGCGCGCCGTCCGCGGCGGCATGATGACCATGCCGATGATGGCGGCCAGCGCTGCCGGCACGCCGAAAGCCAGGGCCAGTTTTACGGCGGCCCAGCCGCCAATGCCGGTCGAACTCGGCTCCATGATCTTGCTCCTGTGAAGGGTTTGCATCGCTGCCTCCCTGGACGAAAAAATGCCCGCTCTAGGCGGGCTGATTGCGTGGGCCTTCGTCAGGCTTGGATCTGCATCGCAGCGTCGAACAGTGCATCCAGTTGCTGTTCGCTCCACCCCAGCGCAGCCGCGCCAGCTGCAAGCGTCGGACTCGTTCGGCTGAACTCCGTAGCGGTCTCGAACGCCAGCTTGTGCAGCGGATCCGTGCCGGGGTCGTTGGCCCACGCCGTCACCGCATCGAGCAAGCCGGCCTGAAGCAAGGCCGCCAGAGCCTGGAAACGGGAAACGGAAACCGGCGCCACGGATGGGACGTAGTCGGCGTACTGTTGTTCCAGGTCATTGGGCGCGGGGCCGTCCAACCATTCCAGATCGGCCAAGCCGCCGTCTTGCGGCAACTGCCACTCGCGACCCGGATAGACAGACAAGAGGAACTCGGTGATCTCTTTCACAGGGACACCTCCGTAACGGTGTAGTTGATCGTCTCGGTGCGCACTGCCGAGGAGGCCTGGTTCGTCCAGGAGTAGAGCAGGAACCGCCGCTCCGCCAGCGACGTGTTGGCCAAGTCCGGAACGAGGATGTGCCCCATCGCCTCCAGGCCCATCGCGGAGCCACCCGAGGCGTACGCGTACAACGACCGCAGACCGGTTCCGATTGGAGTCGGAGTTCCAGTGGTCTCGTAGATGCGCCAGCTGCCCAGCGGATTGCCGGCGCTCGGCGCGATACCTGCGTAGAAGTTGCAGTTGAGGACGAGGATCGAATTTGTCGACTTGGGCTGGACTGTCAGCGTCACGCCCTGGGCATTCCCCGGCGAGGTCGAAGTTCGGGTTGATCCGGTGGTGGTAAAGCTGACCTGCTGGATGACTTCACCGGGCAGATAGGAACGAGCCGCGGCATATGCGGCTCCGCTCCACTCCATGAGGCCTACACCGGGGACAATAATCGGACCGATGTCGGTCGTCGGCAACGATCCGCCGGGAATAATAGGCGCATGCGCGCGCAGCAGCACCCCCTCCTGCACCCATGCCGACCCGGCCGCATTGCGGCGCTTGAGCAGATTGTTGCCCGTGTCCGCCCACGTCATGAACGGGCCGGCCAGCGCCCCGGGGTCGTCAGGTCCAGCGAAGTCGGTCGCGATCGTGGCGAGCGCGGCGTTGACCTGCTGGACCATGGCCAACCCAGGCAGCGGCGGCGTGGTGGATACGGCAATGCTTTCTTGTGTCATGTCGTCAGTACCTCTGAGCGAACCAATTGATCACCCGTTCGACGGGCGTGCTGATGTTGACCATCTGGATATCGAACCCCTCCAGGTCGGTGTTGGTGATCACCTCTCGATCGCCATTCTTCGCGTCGAGCGTGGTGACCTGGATGTTTGGTTTGGCGTGGAAATGCTTGGGGAAGGTGACGCGCATCCCGCCAATGGGCACGGTGACCTCGGTACCCTGTTGCACCAAGTCGGGAACATCGATCGTCCAGGTGAAGGAGCGAACGAAGGGAACAATCAGGGGATCGTCGGTGCGCAGAAGGAGGCGCACGTCAAAGTACCGAGCATTGATCGTGCCCGGCACATAATCCCGCCACTCGGTCCAATCGCCTGCCGTCTGCGCATGCCGTATCTGCGGCACCACGTGATAGAACTGGCGGTTCGAGTCATTGAGGAAGTCGTCGACGGATAGAACATCGTCCATCGCCAGCACGTTCTCACCGAAATTCAAGGCGTACTCATCGATCTCGAAATCCACCCGAACAGGCGCGGGGTAGCCGATGTCGACCACATTGGACTCGGCCGTTTCGTAAGCCCCGCCACTGGACACGCCGCCGTAGAACAGCACGTCATCCAGCGCCAGCACATCCTCCGCCATGAGAATGTCACCGGTGCCAACAAGCGTCAGCTCCCCGTTATGCACGATCGCCCCGCCGGACAGATCTCCCGTCCAGCCTGGGTGCTCGTTAATCACCTCCAGGACATTTCGAACCAGCACGGCGCCGGACACCAGCAGGCTATCGGGCGGACCGTAGATCGTCGTAGCCCCGTACTGGAACCTCGCCGCGACCCAATACAGCCCGTTTCCAACCGCCAGGCTCTCCAACGATGGCGTGATGGCCACCGTCCGCGAGTTGGCCCAGCCTGGGCCCAGGCGGACTTCATAGGACGGCTGGCGGATGTCGACAACACGGTCCCATACGAGTGTCGTCAAGCCGTCACGGAAGACCGTCGTCAGGCCTGTGACAGGCGGCAAGGGCATGAGCAAGCCGGCAACCGTGTAATCCTGCGTGCGAGGCTGCCCAGTATTGGCCCCCGTGACAGGCCGGACCGTAGCCGTGATCATGTCTCCGGTCTTTGCAGACACGATCAAGCGCCGTTCCTCGGTCGTGACTGAAGGCTGGCTCACGCCGTTGATACTGACCGTCACCGAGGCTCGCGTCTGCACGGAGAGCACCCAGCCGATCTCAACCGCGACGTCGTCGTTGACCACGCTGCGGATGGTTTCCGCAAAGGTGATCAGGAACACTACACCTCCCAGCAGTGCGCCGTCTCGCGGCGGCGTGTACTGATACGGGTTGCTCTCGCTCTTGTAGTACTCCAGATCGTCGTCGACCGCCTCGAAGCGGAGGCCGTCACCAGCCGGCACGACCGCCGTTATCTTGAAGCGCCTTCCCGGCGTCGCCAACGGGTCGAACTGCCACGCCCAGTCGAATACGGCGCAGTCTTCGTACCCCGTGTCGCCCGGCATCGGGAAGCCGTCCAGGTCCGACACGATGGTCAGCTCGTCCACCTCGCCCACCGCAGAAACCACCGATACCGTTTTCATGTTCCCGTCGGGGTCGCGCAGCAAGACGGTCCCGGATCCGGCACTCGGAACCTTTTTCTGCAGCTTCATGGTCCTGCCACCGCTGCCAGGCATAAGGCGACCCGAGTATCCCCACTCCGTCAGGTCGTGCGAGAACGAAACCACGTCGCCGCGCACAGCTACCAGGCCTTCGACATCCGTCTCCCACTGGATCCGCCGGCGTTTCCAGACCTGAGCAGCCGCCAGGAGGTTGGCTTCACGCCCGGCCATGTCTTCGTACACGCAGCCATCAAAGTCCAGTTGCAGCGGGTTATTCGTCGTGGTGGCGCCTGGCACCTTGACGCGCACTTCGTCGAGGATCCAGCCCCGCGCACTATTGATGAAGTTGCCCACGATCTCGTCGACCGTGCCGTCGTTCGTGTAGGCGATCTTGAAGGACCCTGCCTTGACGTTGAACGGACCAAACATCGCCGACACCGGCAGGTTCTCGGCGTCCCAAATCACGCCCAGCTTTCCCGTCTGGTACGTCAAGGTGGCTCGGCCAGCCCGCGCGATCATCTGCAACACCGCCGCGGTGCTCATCTTCTCCGTGAGGACATAGTCGAAGGTGAGCTTCTTCGCCGCGCACCACGCACCCCACACCTTGATCGACTCGATGTCGATCTCTGCGTCGGAGAGGCCACCACCGTAAACCCGCTTGCCCCCCTCCATCTTGCCACGCGCAAAGAAGAGATACCACCACGCCGGGTTGCTGGTCTCCTGCTTCGCCCAGGCGGAACCTGTCCAGGCCAGGCACTGCGCGCTCGCGATGGCGCTGAACTCGTCGATGGCGCCGTTGAGTTGCCCCGTCGCCCTCGCACGCATGGCAAGCCGAACCTGCCCCGTGTAGTCCGCCTTGTCCTGCTGGAAGGCCATGATCTGGCTGACGGCCGTCTCGTTGGACTCGCGCGAGGTGTTGATGTCGGCCGTGACCTTGATCACGCGCACCTCGTACTGACCAACCGGCACATCCCAGGTGACCTGCCTGCGCGTCGGCTCCTGCCGTGCCCCGGTGAGTCGCACGCCGGGCTGCGCCGGGACCTTCAGCGGATCCGGGGCTATGCCCTGCCACGGCTGGCCCAACTGATACGGGTGAGGCACCCAGCGCCAGCGGTAGAACCCACCGGTAACCGGGATCGTGTCGCCATCGGTATGGTCGGCCGGATTGGTCGAACCGTACTCCGTCTGCTGCTGATCCCGCCAGCGCAGGGACCAGTAGTGCGTGGCAAACTGTGCGCCGATCAAGCCCTGCTCTATCCATGAGCTGGTGCCGACCCGACGGTACTGGATCCGAATGTCCACGCTCCGCGACGCTATGCCCCCGTCATCATTGATTCGGAACAGGCGGGAGGCCAGCTCAACGGACAGGCAATACACGTCCGGCCCCGTGGTACGCGTCTGCCACCCTTCAGCCTGCGGAAGAGCGAACCCCTGGATCGTCTCCGGGTTGCCAGCAATCAGGCTCAGTTTGCCGTTGGCACCCGACCGCTGAACCTGCACATCCTTGTAGTCCTCGACAGGCGTGCTGCCAATGCGCAGATCCGTCAGGCTGACATCCATGCCTTGCAAACCGAAATGGAATGCCTGGCGCAGGAACTGGTTGTCTCCTACCTGCTCGGTGTACGGATCCACCGCTAGATCCGGAACAACCTTGTGGCGGCCGAAGACCAGCATCATCGGCTCGTAGGGGCGCTTGCGGTTCCGGCCGCCCTGAATGGAGTAGGTGGAGCTCGACTCGTACTTCTGCCCCTGACCCAGCTTGGCCGAGGTGGGCGTAGGCGGAGGCAATAGTGCGTTGATCAGCAGGGAGCCGCCGATCATAATGCCGGCGCTGGCCAGCGACAACGCCGTGCCGGTAAGCTGAAACCCAGAAAAAAATCCCGGGATCCCGGCGCCCGGGATTGTCACGGATGCCGCTACCAACGCAATCATCGCCACAGTACGCAGCACCTTGCCGCCGCCACCGCCGCCCTCACCCTTCGCCCGGATGACGACCTGGTCGCCCTGGCGCGGGATCAGGCGCTGCCACAGGGCAAGCGGCACCGGCCGGCCGTTGTGCCACACGTTCACCACGCGCGACGGCAATGCCACCCCCATGCGTTCGCAGTACCGGCCCAGCGTCTCGCCGGGCAGGAAAGCAGCGCAATAGGCTTTACGCCCCTCGGAGGCGACGAACGGATTGTGCACCACCATGAGCGCTGGCATAGCCGGCTCGGTGGGGTCGTGCTTCTCTACGATTTCCACCGGTAGAACCCTTCAATCTTGTAGTCGATCATGGTCATGGCCCGCAGGCGCTGCCGAATCACGGCGCCGAAGGACTTGTCGGCATGCAGAACCCACCATTCGCCGGCGAGCTGGCACATGACGCCGATGTGGAACAGGTCGCCGCGCGACGTGAGCAGCACCGGATGCCCCTCGACGGGCTGGGCCACACGGTCGGCGAAGTCGGCCTTCACGCGGGCAATCTGTGCAGCCTGAGCGCGCAAGGTGTCTTCATGGGAGCCAGGCAAGCCTGGGACAATGCCCAATACTTCGCAGGCGACCAGCTCAGCGAATGACGCGCAGTCCCCAACTTCCGGCACATAGGGCCGGTTCAGGTATCGATCGGACCAATGCATCAGAAAACTCCGGGTGCCGTCAGGGGGTCAAAGCGCATGGCCACGCCCGACTGCATCAAGGTGTTCTTGAAGCCTAGATCACCGCTGACACGAAAGTTCGTAATCTCCAGCCCCGTCAAGTCCATCGTCATGTCCAGTTCAATGTTCGACGGGTTGGAGCGCAGCAGCAGGATCAAGCGGCACTTGGCGCCCTTCCCGCCCTGGCTGTACTCCAGCCATTGCGTGAGCTCGCGGCCGATGTTGTCGACCTCGAGGCGCGCGCCTGGCACCTGCTCCGCCTGATCGTCCGGGATGGAGAGGTCGAATCTGCAGGCCAGAAAGGCGTGCCCCTCAACCTGGATATCCTGGGTGTCATTGACGAATCTGGCAGGTACAGCAAGGTCCGGATGGGTGATTTCGATGAGCTCGAGTAGCGGCTCATCGGCGCTGGTCGCATTAACGTTGCGCTTTGCCTGGGTGGAGAACTGTCGCGTCATGTCAGCCCACCGTTTCCAATTGAGCCGCTGCTCGCCACACCCTTCCGGGGCTGGACCAGGAGACCTTCCCCGACACGAACCGCGCTTGCTTGAGGATCAAGTCAAGCGGATCAGTCCAACCGAACCATCCGCCGCCACCGTTCAAGTCGGACCTCATCCACGCATCGAATGCATTTTTCTGCGCCACGCTCTCCACATGAACAATGACGTCGCGAGTGACAATCGGAGTAGTCCAGCGGAGCCGCTGCTTGGAGATCCCACCATCCATGTCGGTGCGCAGCACGCCATAGTCGGGATCCTCCCTGAAGCCTTCCAGCAACACTTTTGCGTAGCTCGGAAATACCACCATGTCACCCTCCCATTACGCCGCGCACCGCTTGGGCGGATCGGCCATTTCGCCGCAAGTCGTTCACGACAATGCTGATCACTTCGCCACTCACGTCCAAGCGACGATTCACGCCTGTCACCTGTTGCGGCGTGCCGTTGTTGATGATCTCCACTTGCAGAGCGCCACCCGACCGCGAGCGGCCAGCTGGCGGCGGAAGTGCCGGAGACCCAGCCATCCCGCCTACAGCGTGGCCCGTTCGAATGGAGCGTCGCAGAGCGGCAAAGCCGCTCGCCCCACCCAAGGCACGGATCTCATCCTGGTTCAGTACACCCTCGCCGCGGTGAACGATTCCGGCCGGCTCGAAGCGACCGCCGTCCCCGGTGTAGCCGCCCGAGGAAAACTGGATGCTGTCCAGCAATCCGCCCGCTGTGCCACCAATGCCCTGCAGGCTTGAGCCGGATACCGCGGAACTGCTGCCCATCCAGCTGCCAAGCAAGCCGCCCAGGGCGCCAGCCAGGGGGCCGGTGATGCTCTGCTGAATGGCGATTCGGACCATGTCGGAAATAATGCTGTCGGCTAGATCCTTGAAACTCAGTTTCCCAGTACGGACAAACCCCGTCAGCGCGTCGTCCATGCCAGTAAACGCGTTGGTCACCGCGCCTTCAATTGACGACGCCACGTTCAGCGCGCTGTCTACGTAGTTCCCCAACCCGCGCGCCATGCCCAACTGCCACGAGGATTCCGCCTCGCGCTTGCGGGCGGCGGAATCCTGAAGGATTGCCACCTGGCGATCTTCAGCATCGCGCAAGGCTTCAATTCGCGCCGCGTACGCGGACTGGTCCAGGCGCGTGGATTCGACCTGCTGGTCCTCCTCAAGCTTGCGGCGGCGCTCGGCGTACTTCTGCCGAATCGCCACCTCCTGCTCCAACTGCTCGCGCTGCTGGTCGGTCATCCCGACGCCCGCGACCTCGATGTCTCGTTCACGCTGGTACAGGTCGATCTCACGCTGCACCGCGTCGAAGTAGCGCGCAGACTCGGCGGCCTTTTTGGTGGCCTCCTCGGCCTCCTTCCAGGCTTGGATCTCGTCGAACAGCGCGATGGCGCGGGCGCGGTGCGCGTCCGACCCTTTGGCCTGCTCGATGCGATAGCGCTCCTGGGCGTCGGCTGTCATACCCAGCGTCGCGCGCTGCTCTTCCAGGCGCTTGACCAAGCCCTGCAACTCGCTTGCCTGCTGCGCGCTACCCTTCGGCAAGAACCGGTCGTTCAGCCGCTTCTGCGCATCGCTGTCGAACAAGGGCCCCAGCGCGGCACGCCACTCCTTCTCCGCCCCCTTCAGTCGCTCGCCGGGCGTGGCGAACTCCTTCAGGAACTTGTCGTAGGCGGCCCGGTACTTGTCCAGCTCGTTGATGACCGGCGCCACCCCATCCGCCGCGGCGGCTTGCGCCCCCGTCAGCGCCTCGATCTCCTGACGCAACCCGGCCACGTTCCCCGAGGCTTCGATCACCTTCTGCGCAAACTCAATCAGCCGCCCGCGGCTCGACTCGCTGGCGCGACCCGACGAGACGTAGGACTCGACCAAGGCGGCAAGCGAGGCGGCCATCTGCTCGGACGACAGGCTGGTATCGGACGCCACCGCCTTCATTTCCGCGGTGAAGTCGGCGCGGTACTGAGCAGCCGCGCGGGCGCCCTCGGTCAGCGCCGGCGTGAAGGCATTCCCCAGTTCGAAGATTGCGGCCTGGTTTTCCTTGAGGGCAGCGTTCAGGTCGTCGGTCTTGATGCTGATGACCTGCTGGCGCTGCAGTTCGTTCAGCTTCTTGAACGACGTCACCAGGTCATCCACGTTTCGCTTGGTGTCGGCGACTTCCCGTGCGCCGGCCGACGCCGAATCGCGCGCGTCCCGCCCGTACTGCAGCCACGCATAACCCGCAGCACCTAGTGTCAGTGCGACAACGCCCAGAGGCCCTCCGACCATAGCGAGCCCTGCCGTCGCCAATCGAGAGGCCGTCCCCATGGCTGCCATTCGCGCGGCCGCGACTTCGAGGGTTAGCGCCACGCCGGCCATACCGGTCGAGGCGGCAACCGCGCGAGCCGCGAATACCGTCATCGACAGCCCGGCAGACAGCACAGCTGCCACCAGCTTTGCGCCAATGACCGCAGCCACGCCGCCAGCAGCCACCGTCAAGGCATTGAGCCCCGCCTTAGCGGCGTCGGAACCCAGCGCAGAGTTCAGCCCCTCTACGGCATCCCGTAGAAAGGTTAGGCTGCCGTTTTCATCGGTCAGCAGCGCAGACACGGTATTGCGCAGACCGATCAGCGCGCCGCCCAGAGTGTCGCGCGCGGCTGCCGCTGCTCCCCCGTAGCTTTCCTCCAGGGCGCGGAGCACGACTCCCTGCGCTTCAGCAGTACGGCCGGATAGCTCCAGCTGCTCCACCAGGGCCTTCTGCTCCTCAGTGAAGCGGAAGCCTTGCCGGCTCAAAGCGGCCAAGCCCTGCGAGGGAATATCCAGCGCGCGACCAATCGTCTCGGCGGACGCGCGAATGGTCATGCCCGTGCGCGCCGCCATGTCGGCAGCCGCCTGCATTGCGCGCGGGAACTCCTGGCCAGCAATCCCGGTAAACGCCAACAGCGCGGTCTGCGCTTCGGTCACCTCGCCGGCCGAGATTGTGCTGGCCGACTCGATGGCATCCGCCATGGCGTTCAGGCTGTCGGCGCTCATCGTCGCAGCGCGTCCAGTCGACACCAGCACCGCGGCCAGCTGCGCCTGCTCGTTCTGAGCGTTGATCGTGTTCTGGACGAACGCGGTCAGAGCCGTACCCGCCGAGATACCGGCAAACGCTGCCCCCATCAGTGCAGAGGCACGTGTCCAGGAGGATCCGGCCTGCTCAGCGCTCTGCTCCATTTCACGTGCCGCCCGGCGGGTAGTACGGGCGGCACGGTCCATGTCAGTCTCGAAACTGCCGGTCCGAGCCAGCAGGTCGACGACGATTGATCCGGCAGTTGACATTCTCGAACTCCAATAAAAAAGGCCCGCGAAAAGCGAGCCTTTTCCCTTTCCTTGGCAACTATTTGGCAGGCGCTTTCTTTAATTTCTCGCAGAGCTCTGCCGCATACGAACTGATATCTAAAAGATCGCGCTGCTGCCGATCACCGCCCTCGGATGCAAGAACAATCACAAACGGCTCATAACCGGAATATGCGCCATATGCATTCTTCGCATTTACCAAGCCACACACATAGCGATGGTTCTCCTTGCCGTTAAAAAAGACACCAGAAGTCAAGCCCTGCAATTTGGCACTATCAGGATCCTTGAGCGCCTGCATCATGACTTCTTTGATCTTCGCCTCATCAATCCCCACTGCAACTGAATTTAATGACGCCCCCGCAATGGCCACGCCGAGAGCCCAAGTCAACATCCTATTCATCCTATGCTGCCTCCACATACTGAGAAAATAATGACCGAATAGTACCCGTGTCATATATCAACTGGGAGGTAGCAAGGAGCAACTGGACAGCGGCGCGCGCATTCCTGAAACCGCTAAGACAACCTCATCCCCAACGCTTCGAAAGTGCGTAGATCGGCAGCGCTGAATTGATCAGACATCCGAAGAGCTCCCAGTTCACTCTGCTCTGGGCCAGGATCAACGCCATCTGCCAACCAGCGCAACCTAGCCGTAAAATCCCCCCCCACTTGGACCTGCGCCAACATGGCCGCGGGCCGGTGGTATCGGTGCAGGTCATCGAAAGGCGACTCATCATAGAACTGCTGCCACGACCGGAATTCCCGTTCCGACATCGCCTGCAACTCTCCGATGGTCCGCCCCAGCGCCAGGGCGAGGATGTGCCAGAACCGGACCTCATCCGTCAGTTTTTTTTTCGCATGTCCGCGAAGTCGTTGATCTCAGCGATCAGGTCCGACAGTTTGCGCAGCACGTTGGGCTTGATGCGGTTGGCCTGTTCCAGGCTCAGCGCGGGCTTGCCCTCGGCCGTCACCATGCTGGCGACGACCAGGCGGCTGTGGGCGCGGTCGCGCACGTCTTCGTCCGGGGACGTCAACGCAGCAACCCACTTGTTGAATTCGACGTGGCTGATCGCCTTGAAATGGAGCGTGTGCGTCTTGCCGTCGCCCAGCTCGACCTCGCGGGCCACGACCTCGTCGCTAACGAAGAGCGCGTCCGGCAGTCCTTGCTTTTCCATGTCGTCTCCTTACGCCGCCGGCTTGAAGTTCCAGGCCACCTTGCCCGAACGCTGCAGCGTCAGGGTCCCGGTCACCCGGTCGTTGGTGGCGGCATCGATCGTCACCTCCGCGATGTACGCCTGGAAGCGGGCTGCGGTGCGGGCTACCGGCCAAACGAGCACATCACCGGCATCCAAAGTGGGCGGCGCCACGCCGTCGGAAAAGCCCATGATCCAGTCCAGCACGGCGCCGGACTCTTTCAGATCCGTCAGAATGCCCTGGTGGGACTCTGCCGTCGGGATGAAGTTGAAGGGAACCGATACCTGGCCGGGCGCGCCCAGGCCCGGAATGAACTCCTGGTCCTCGGTGGCGTCCAGGCACGTAACGTCGATTTGAGACTTGGTGCCCGCCCCCAGGCCCGTGATGCCCGTGGGGCAGGCCATCTTCAGGATGACCGGATCCGGGGTGGCCAGGGTGTTGAGCACGAACAGGTGAGTGCCCTGGGTTTTGATAACGCCAGCAGTCATGGTGACCTCACAATAAAAATGCCCGCACATGGCGGGCTGATGGTTCTGCAAAAAATGACGGCCTAACGGCCTCTGATGAAGTCGGCCTGTAGCCCAATGCGAAACAGCTTCGTGTCCGTCTCTCGGGTGTGGATGATGATGCGATTGGCGATGCCGGCCGCGTCCAGCGCATCGCGCACTGCCCCCGCCAGCGATATGCAAACGGCCTCCTGGCTATCGTCCGGGCCTGTCCAGCAGTCGATCTGGACCGTGCCGCTGTCGGCGTCAGGAGGTCCGCTTAGCTGGTCGTAGGGGTTATCGATGACCGTGAACCAGGTGATGTACGGGGTAGGCACGGCCTGCGGCGCCATGCCCGATCCGTAGATTCTCGGGTTGGCGCCGACATGACCGCGCACCGCCGGCGTGTTGATCGTCTTGAATACGGGTGCCAGCATCACAGCCTCCCTTCACGCCGGGCCTTGGCGACGACCTTCTCGATCTGGCGCACCACGTCAGCGCTCACCAGTTCGATGACTCGCTGGCCGTGCTGCTGGACCGCAGGCCTTAGCCACGGCGTCGCCGGCTGGTGGCTGGATCCATGCTCTTTGAGCGCCGCGGTCTTGCGGGTCGTCACGGGCTCCTTACCCTTGCGCGTGTAGGTCTTTTGGCGCACCCGTACCAAGTAGCGCTCCCCCTTGCTGCCAATGGGCGGTTTGCCGCGGCTGGCGATCACGTTCTGCACGAGCAAGCCGGTGGATTCGTCGCCGCTCTGCGCAATCGTTGCCCGCAGGTTCTCCTTGGCCCTGTCCCGCAGATACCGGGCACCACGCGCCAGCGCCGTCTTCACTGGCCCGCCGCGCTTGGAGACGACCTCGGCGGGCAGCGATTGAAGCGTGCGCATCACATCATCGACGCCGCGCAACTTCATTTCGACTTTCACAGCGGCTCTCCTTCCGGCCGGCCCTCACCCGCCAGCTCCCAGTCCAGTGTCATCGCTGGCGGCTCATCCGGCTCGCCGTCGGCCGCCAGAGCCTCCAGCAGTATGTCCAGCTTCCCCTCTACACGAGCCAGGCTCGCTTCGATGCGGTCCATCTGCGAACT